TTGACCGAAAATTATAAACAACATAGTGTAAGGATGCACGAAAATTATACATCTGACTGGTCAAAACAGCAGTTAGAAAGTATAAAGAATGGTACTGCAAATCTTACCAACTTTGTTATAAAGAATGGTCGAAAGTATTACAAGATTATGCAACGTGAGTTTGACACTTTCCAAGATCGTAATGAATGGAGAGAAGGAAGTGTTCATGCTTTTGTTGATAAGAATACAGGTGAAGTTTACAAACCAGCATCTTACAATTCTCCAGCAAAGTATGTAAGATTTGATATGAGAATTATCAATCAACGTGAGAGATTACATGATCCAACATTTACAGGTTGGGCAGGTGGTTATCTTTATCTCAGATGATTGTAAACTTAACTAAAAACGAAATACGGCATCTTGTTTACCTATTAGGTAAGGGAGATGCTGATTTTCCAGAATTAAATCAACATATTCTGGACAAATTGCAACCATTAATTGATGCTTGCGTCTGTAAATCTCAAGGAGAAAACTAATGACTACTGACATCAAATTAACCTATGATGAATGTTATCAAATGGAGAGATTGTATGAGACTATTTTAGATTTAGATCTCGAACTTGATCCCCTATGTGATAACGTATTCACTAAAATCTTGGAGGCAAAGTAATGTCAAGACCATTAAGAATCAAAGCAGATATAATGGATTGTCTAACATCTGACTATCCTATTATACAACGAGAGAATCTCTTAAATGAGATTTTATGGGATTATCTTGCTCTAATTGATGATGATAGACTATCAGAATTAGAGGACATTATTGTAAACCAATTTGGAGAAAACTAATGACTGAATTATTAAACAGTTACACATTTTTGACTAAGAAAACTGTATATTATTCAGTAACAGTTGGTGCAGAAAATGTTACTGAAGCAGAAGAAATTGCATCTGATCCTGATTACTTAGGAGATGAAGAAGATGATGTTCAGTTACTAGAACAGGATGAATATGATGTGGTGGAACTAATAGATAAGGAGGAGGATTAGCATGACTAAACTAACATATAGTGACTCACCATTCTTTTCTAATTGGAGTCAAACTTACTTCACTAATTTAACATTAGATCAGCACATTGCTAACAACAACTGGTTGATGAATACACTTACTATGTTAAAAGATGATGGAATATTATATGTTCCTATTCTTGATAAGAACTTCAACAGATTAGGGGAGGAAGTTAAATGATTTGGGACGTAAAATTGTATGTTGGTGGTAAAGTATTCACCGAATCTGTTCATGCAGTTAATAGAGAAGATGCACTAGATACAGCAAAAGCAAGAAATCCAAAGGCAAGAGTTATAGGAGTTAATCCTACATTAAGGGATAAATTATGAGATGGTTTATAACAGAAACATTTGAGTTTGTTGATAATCCTAAATGGATATTTGATGACTTTGATGTTACATTAGAGACCGCACATAAGTTATCACAAACTATGGGTAATGTGTATATTTGGAAAGAAACAAAAGGTCAACCGATTAAGTGGATGAAAGTAACAAAATGAATACAATGAAAATTGATACTAAAGGCAGAATATTAGGATCATTCTTAATAGTAACTGCGTATTTCGTTGTTTTACATGTATCAGCAACGATTGGTGCATTAATACACTTAATTGCCAATGTAATTAGTCTACCATTCTTTATAAGAACTAAAGCACATGATGTGGTTATAATGTTATCATTCTTAATGGTAATATCTTTGAGTAAGTTACTGTAACTGACGCGTCTAAAGTGTCTGTATAGTGAGGGGAACAATCTAATTAGACTCGGTAAACGAGTTAGGATGATTGTTTACTCCCTCAGTTCAATTCAATTTCAAGTCTATGTCAACTCTAGCAAATGAAACTTTATTAGAAAACATTTACGAAGAGGTTATGGCAGAAGCAACTGAAACAGGCAATATCGCAATGATGTCACAAGAGGACATCGAAACCGAAGTCTGGAACAGGTTTTATTCCATTTCTGACTAACACAAACCTCATTCAATTTTTTTCTAATTATGTCACAAACTAACGACAAGTTTCGCACCTTAACTATCACTGAAGCAGAAGAAACTGCACTTGTTGAAATCATCAAATACTTCAACGATATGGGTCTTCCAGAGAATGTTAATTTTGAAGATTACGATTCTCTAAGTGATAAAGTCTGTGAACCAGCATTCTGGGAGTATAACTAAACTCCCTATTTTTCTGTCCTTTATTATTACATTGGAGTTCTAATCATGTTTACTTTAAATGAATTTGTAGATTATGTGTGGTCATTCTATGGTGAACATAGTGACACAATCTACCCTATTAAAGGTTTAACTAAGCAAGATATATTTGATGCACTATTTGTATATCTTGATAGAATAGATGAGGCACAAAGTAATAACGGAAGATGGTTCAATGTAACATATAGTTGGGGTGGTGGTGATAGTTTAGATAGAGAAAGAGTAAGAGATATTATACTTGAAAGTCCACAATTCACTTGGAGTCATTAACAATGAGCAACACTAATCAGATTGAGAAAGATATTGCTTACTGCATCGACATCCTCGATCTAAGTAATAACCAAATCGGAGAAATCCTTCG